AAAATACTGTAAGCAATCGGGAGTTGCTGTCAATATGACATCGTCGCCATACGTGAGAAAATCAAAGTCATCTGGCTGTCCTTCCATCCCACAAGGTGGAATGGATCCATCTTGATTACGCGGACCCCAAGCTTCTCGACACATTTGGTAAGTAACATATACCAACCAAACATTCGTTATAGAGTTGAAAAGATCAGTAAGTGGATTTCCAGATTTATTACCTTGGCTGGATTCAGCTATAGTATCTCCTATAAGATGATGACTGCATTGTAAAGTTCTTATTAATGCATGTCGCTGAGTCCTATTTTCTAAGCCATAAAAGTAATCTGTAACTTGAAGGAAAAACTCAAAGGCCGCTGGTTGCACTGTCCCATCATAATTCTTATAATCAACATCAAAACCGTAACCTCCTTTAGCTCTTAAAATTTCATAGTATCGTCCCCAAACTGTATCCTTATCTTTACCAATTCCATGGTGTAATCGGAAACCAGCTCGTTGTCTAAACCAATCGGCAAAGTAACCAAAATATTTACGACACAATAGCGTGTATACTACACACGGTTGTTCAAAAACACGCGTCTTAGCAATCCTTGCTTTTTCATGCGAAACCAATTCATCTTTCAGAGTTGAAACCCAAAAAGTCTTCATAGCTTTTCCTGCAGCTAAATCTTTCTCTGCTTCGTCGTAAAATTGAACGATAGTCTTTTTCCATAATGGTACGACCATAGATCTTGCAAGGTCTGACCATTCGTAGCGAGTAACTTCTACACTACCATCTTCTCTAACAACTTGCTCAAGTGGACTAAATATTTCCTCCTTACCACTACTAAACCAAATGGACCAGTAACCTGGTCCTGTCTTCATGACAAGGTGTTTCATCAAGCCATACCCATTAAGTGCTTCATCAAAAGTTAGCGCCCTTGCTTCAGGATCTGGTGTACCCATTCTCTGGGCATAATGCTTAAAAGCATTTATTGAGTAACGCGAGTCACAGCATCTTACAGCCGTAACTGCATACTTCTGAGCTCCTGTTATTAAAGGGTGTATTTTAACATCTCCTAACATGACTGGTCTCTTAGTACTAGGTTGAAAATCATTTGTCCAGTTAGCATGTTTAAAGTACTTAATAATTTCATTACCCTCAGAATTAACAGATCGTCCTAACTCAATGGGTACGTACTTTGTCTTCTTAGGCGTATGTTTCTCTATCAATTTATTGTCATAATACATACGTCCAACTAACGGCATGGTTGGAGTATGCCAATAGTCCGCAACAAAATTTTGCACTGGCCTTAACTCAATATTT